GAATATTATTGTTGGGAGTTAGAATTTGGTAAAAAATACAAAGATGGGTGTGCAACACGTAAAGATGGTACTAACATTAATTTAAGTGATGCTGGCAAATTATATGACTACCTTAATGAAGCCTAACTGTAAGTGTGCAAGATTTGTTTAAGTTATGTAAACGGATTACTCTAATGAAAATAAATGTTAAATAAATTTTGCGCATAGTTATGTGCTTTTTAAGACACTAAAATTAATAAATATGATACAAGACATTTACAAAGTGATATTAGCAAATGGCTTCTCAGCTAAAGGGCAAGATGTAGTAAATAATAAACGCTTAGGAATAAAAAGAACATTTAGCGATGCAATAGGTAGGTATATTGAAATTTACCCTGAACATTGGGGTTATAGCGTTTTTATTTACGGAGACGGATTTATGAATGGATATTATCCGCATTGTGAAAGTATCTGTGATAAAAAAGATATTAGCCATTTGCGTAAAAAAATGGAACAGACCATTGGTTAAATTGCATATAACTACTATTAACATTCATTCAAAAAATTGAACTTATGTCTACAACAATAGAAAACACTAATAAACTTATAAATTTTATAGGAAATAAAATACATTTAGGAGAGTTGGATAATAATTCAATAGTGCAACTTATTGAACTATGTGGATTGTATTTAAATATTCAAACAATTTCAGATTATGCTAAAATTAATAATTTAAGCTACAATGGAGTTAAGAAACATAGAAATATAAAGGAATTATTTAATGTAAAATTTGTTATAGATAATATTTAAAAAATGATACTTAGAAGATTAGGAAATAAGTCAAAAATGGCAAGTCAAATCCAAAAGAGATGTTCCATAAATACCTCGACCAAACTTTTGAAAAATTAAAAAACGTAAAATTTAATAATTGCGATTTTAAGCGTTTCTTTAATACGATCTCCTACCGGGAATCAGAACCTAAAAAATTGAAAATTGAAAAAAATAAAATATTTATTTATTGCGACCCTCCATACTTAAGAACTCGAGACACTTATTCAGACTCTTTTAACGAAGATAACTCTAAAGAATTATTTGATTGTCTTCAGGAAACGGAATGTAAATTCGCAATGAGTGAGTTCAATCATCCGTTTGTAATTAACCAAGCTGAGGCACGAGGTTTAAACATTATTTACCTTAAAGAGCGCAGGAATTTAAAAAACAGAAAGGTTGAGATATTGATTACAAACTACACTAAAAATCAAGGATTGTTATTTTAATAAAAAAAACATTATCTTCGTATTTGTAAAAATCGTGAGGTAGAGCAGTAGGTAGCTCGGATGGTTCATACCCATCAGGTCGCAGGTTCGAGTCCTGCCCTCGCTACAAATAAAAAAAGGAAATAATGGAATCAGTAAACTTCGCAGAAGTAACTAATAAGATTGCAGAGCATCAAGAGGAATTTAACACAGTCCATGTTCAACATAATAGAGAAGATAGGAGTGTAAATATGTGCTTTAAATTGGATGAAGATGAGTTAAAGGAAATCGCAAAGACAGGTCATATTTGGTACAAACAAATTATTGGTACCGGGCAAATGCATCCAATGAGAATTTCGGCTTTTAAAAATGAAATAATAGAATAATCATGGCAAAAAAAGAAAAGATAATTCCTGACGATAAGAATTTCAGAGTCCACAGCAATAAAAATAAAGAAATTATAAAAAAGTCACTTGAAAGATATGGTGGTGACCGTTCTATTCTTATTGATAAAGAGGGGATGATTATAGCCGGGAATGGAGTGTTCGAACAGGCAGAGAAATTGAAAATACCAATTGAAATTATAAAGTCAGATGGTAAGAGGTTAATTGCGATACAACGCACAGACTTAGCCACAAATGACGAAGAGAGGCGAATGTTGGCATTAATAGACAATCACGCTTCAGATACTTCAGAATTTAATATGGAGTTTGTAGAGGAGGAGTTCCATCCGGCAGCACTTTTAGAATTCGGATTTGATATAAAGGAAAAGGCAGATGCCGAAGACGATGGTTTCGAAGTTCCAAAAGGGGGAGCGGCCACAGATATTATTGAAGGAGATTTATTTTTAATCGGTGACCACAAACTCTTATGTGGAAGTTCAACAAAAAAAGAAAGCTGGGAAAAATTAATGGGCGAGGAATTTGCAGATTTAATAATTACAGATCCGCCTTACAATGTAGACTACACCGGGAAGACCAAAGACGCATTAAAAATTGAAAATGACAAAAAAACAAATGATGACTTTTATCAGTTTTTATTTGACTTTTATACTGCACAAGCAGAGTTCTGCAAACCGGGTGCTGCTTGGTATGTTTGGCACGCTGATTCCGAAGGAGCAAACTTTAGATTCGCAATGGCAAACGCAGGAATTATGGTTAAGCAATGCTTAATATGGAGCAAGAATCACATGGTCATGGGAAGACAAGATTACCATTGTCAACATGAACCATGTTTATACGGATGGAAAGAAGGTGCTGCTCATAGCTGGTACACACACAGAAAGCAAACCACAATTCTAAATTTTGACAGACCAAGTCGAAATGCTGAACATCCAACAATGAAGCCAATCCCACTTATTGCTTACCAAATGAAAAACAGCTCTAAAGCCGGGGATATTGTTTGCGATGGTTTCGGAGGTAGTGGAACGACAATGGTTGCATCAGAAGAATTGGAAAGGAAAGCAAGGATGATGGAATTAGACCCAAGATATTGTCAAGTAATAATTGACAGAATGGTTGCTCTTAGACCGGGAATTGTTATTAAAAAGAATGGCAATGACTACACAAGATTTATTGAAAAATAGAAAATCAAAAAATTAAAACGTTCTTACAAATTTTAGTATTGAAAATAATAATCTAACTTAAATTAAGTGAAGGTTTATGAACTTGTTTTTAGTTGCTAAAGAAGTAATAAATTTAATGGCTGAGTTTTGGTTAATTTCTCAGTGTCTAATTTTCTATTTGCAACCCAATAACAACCCTAAAAAGTAAAAAATGAGTGAAGCTATAGATAACTTAGGTGATAAGGCAAATTCAAACGGATTTGATAAAAATCCTAAGAACATAAATAAGAAAGGAAGGTCTATTTCTCTACGTAAAAAAATGCGAGAGATCTTGGAAGGAGATGGTGAGTTGTTTATACCGATAAAGCAAGTAATACGTTTTGATGATACTTTAGGAGTTACTGTAAGAGTTCCGGATGAGACTCAGTTAGTTTTAAAACTAAAGCAGTGGGCATTTTCCAATAAAGGAAGCGATAGTTTAAAGGCTATTCAAATGATAATTGAACACATAGATGGAAAGCCAAGTCAGTCTTTAGAAATCGACCATGGATTAGATGGTATTATTACGGTTTTTAAAATTCCTGACGATGGCAGAAATTAGAGAAATAACACCTCAACCCGGTTATCAAACAAGAGCATTATCATCCAAAGCAGATATTGTTATCGGAGGTGCAGCAGCCGGGGTTGGTAAAACCTACTCACTTCTTTTAGATCCGCTCAAGCACATACACGTTCCTGACTTCGGTGGTGTAATATTTAGGCGCACAACCCCTCAAATTCGCTCCGAGGGAGGTCTTTGGGATACTTCTATGGGTTTATACCCATTCGCAAGAGCAAAGGCAAGAGAAAGCAGTTTAAGTTGGGTATTCCCAAATAAAAATAAAATAAAGTTTTCGCATTTAGAATATGAAAAAAATATTCTTGATTGGCAGGGTTCACAAATTCCGTTTTTAGGCTTCGATGAGTTGACCCATTTTTCGCAAAAGATGTTTTTTTATTTATTGACTCGTAACAGGTCTACCTGTGGAATTAAGCCTTATGTGAGAGCAACGTGCAACCCGGACCCTGAGTCCTGGGTTCTTGATTTAATTTCGTGGTGGATTGATACAGAAACAGGCGACCCAATTCCTGAAAGAGATGGAATTATTAGATATTTTGTAAGAGATAATGAGAATTATATTTGGGGAGATACAATGGCAGAGTGCCGGGAAAACGCAGCCTTTATTTTAGATCCGATTATTGAAAAGTCAGGAATTAGTTATGAGCATTTTATTAAATCACTAACTTTTATTTCAGGAGACATTTATCAGAATAAAAAATTATTAGATATTAACCCGGAATATTTGGCTAACTTATTATCTCAAGATGAAGCCACAAAATCACAATTACTGCATGGGAATTGGAAAACAATAATTTCTGACGTAGATTTGTATGATTACTTCAAATTCAAAGACTTATACACAAACGATTTCGTAAAAGAAGAAGGGAGCAAATACATCACTGCTGATATTGCTTTAAAAGGGAGCGATAAGATGGTTATTTTTGTATGGCATGGCTTTGTGATTATTGATGCTTATATTATAGATAAATCCAATGGGAAACAAGTCATTGATGCTATAAAAGAGGCAAAAGCGAAGCATAGGATTCCAAATTCAAATATTACATTTGATAATGATGGTGTTGGTGGGTTTGTAGATGGATTTATTGTTGGTTCAATTGAGTTTAAAAACGGAAGTAAACCTTTTAATAATGAGAATTATCAAAATTTAAAGACACAATGTTTCTATAAATCGGCTGATAAAGTAAATCTTGGAGAGATCAGGATGACTGATTATGTTGGAAATAAGATGTATGATAAAAACAGAACCATCCGGCAGCAGTTAGAATACGAAAGGAAGGCAATTAAAAGAGAAAAGCCAGACGAGGATGGTAAACTTAGAATCATAAGTAAAGCCGAAATGAAAGTGAAGTTGTCCGGGAAGAGTCCTGATTTAATGGATTCTTTTATGATGAGGATGATATTTGAATTAAAACCAAAACCAAGAGTTTATATAACACAGGATACAGGTCGACAATTAGGATTATAATTTTAAAAAACAACACCATGGAATATGAAAAATTAAAAGAGTTGATTGCAGCAGATTTTGAAAAAGCATTAGTGATTTTAAAAGCCAAAGCAAAAACAAAAATCGGAGAGTACAAAGATGAGTATAAAGGCTCTCGTAATATCAGAGGAAGTCAGGTTGGCAGACGACTTGATAAAGACATCGGAGAAGGAGATACAGCGAAAACAGTTACTGTTGCTAAAATTCCAATTAACTTTCAAAAAAAGATTGTGCTTTATGCTTCTGCTTTTCTATTTGGAAGCCCGGTTTCAATTACAGATGAGAACCAAGATGCGATGACAATTGTGAGAGATATTTGGGATAAAAATAGGCTCGACAATTTATTAAAAAAAGCTTGTGAGATGGTTAAATCTGAAACTGAAGCTGTGTTGTTTTTCTCTGAACAGAAAGAGCTGGACTTGGATGGAAAAGAGGTTTTAGCACTTAAGATCAGATTGTATGGTTCTGAGAATGGTGTTTACTCTCCTTGGTTCGATGATTATGGCGATATGAGGGCTTTTACTTGGAGTTTTAATTCATTAGACGAGGAAGGTAAAGATGTTGAAAACGTGTGGGTTTATACGGCTGAAAGTATAATGAAGTTTATCAAAGGTACTGCAGGTTGGACAGGAACATCAGAGGCTAATTTATATGGTAAAATACCAATTGTTTATTTGTCTCAAGATGAACCGGAGTGGTTTATTGTAAAAGAATTAATCGACCAAAACGAGATGACTTTTTCTAAATTTATCGACACTAATTCTTACTTCGCAGCACCGATTGCATTATTGTACGGAGAGGTTACTTCAATGCCTGACCAGCAAGACCAGGGTAAAGCTGTTAAAATTCCACAGACTTATGAAGATGGGAAACTTACCAAAAGTGGAGATGTAAAATATCTTACATGGGAACAGGCCCCGGAAGCAATCAAACTTGAAAATGAAATATCTGAAAATCATATTCATTCGATAACTGACACTCCTGATTTATCTTTCAATAACGTAAAAGGCACAGGTGTAACTTCAGGTGTTGCTTTGGAACTGATGTTTATGGGGTCAATCACAAAAGCAAAATGGGCTGAGGGAGATTATTCAATTGCGATTCATAGAATTTTAACTTTAATCAAAGCCGGGGTTTCTAACATTACAGATGTATCATCGGCAACTGCTTTAATAGAATTTAAGCCAAAAGTGAAATTTACATCAATACTTCCTAAAAATCTACAAGAGCTGATTGCATCGCTTTCTGAAGCTGTAGCTGGTAAATCAATTATGTCTCAGGAAACTGCGATGAAGCACAATCCTTTAGTTGAAAATTCTATAAAGGAAAAGGAAATTATAAAAATTGAAAATACTGAAACATTAGGAGCTTCTGAAGTAATTTAAAATATGGAAACTATAAAGAATAATAAAAAAATAAAGAGCAAAGACATACCACATAGAGGCAAAGCATTTGAAGGTCTTGTCTTTAGTATTCGAAGAGTCAAACGGAGAGATTTTGAATTATTTTATTTAAAAACTAAAGACTCTGCCCGGTATTACAAGTTCAAAATAAAACGCAAAGGGATTCGTTTTTATACAGTCCTAATGGCTTACAAATAAAAAGTTTAATTTTAAAATTTAACACGATGGAAAATGAAAAAAAAGTAATTAAATCGGATAAAAATTTATTTGATGAGAACGATTCTGTAAGATTAGAAATCACAGAGGTTGCAGGACTTTGTGTCTTAAAATCAATTGATAAAAAAACTAAGATCAGCACAAAACTAAAAGTTCAAATGGGTGTGTCGCTGGTTGATTTTAAAAAAGGATGTGCAAATTTCAAATTTAAAAAAGCTAAAAAAGAATAATACAAATGCCAAATTCATCACCATGCAATAGTCGGCTCTTGGGTCTTCTTAGGGTTCAGGACACGCAGATAAATAATTTATATAATAACACTGCAAGGGAGCTGTCAAATGCGCTTAGAAGATACAAAGTTAAATCGACCACAAATGTTTGGTTTCGGAATCAAGCAGCAAAAAAAGAAGTCGATGCCATTCTCGGAAAGTTTGGCTCGACTATGCTTTCATTAATGGCTGGTAATATTGGGAGGTCTTGGGATATGGCAAACAACTGCAATGATGGAGTTGTCAGTAAATATATAAAAGGCATGAACGTGCCGGACAATTTAAAATCGAGTATGTTCCATCAAAATGGAGCAGCCCTTGGAGCGTTTGTTAACCGACAAAGAAATGGATTGAATCTAAGCGATAGAGTTTGGAAATTAAAGGAAGGAACGAACGCACAATTAGAGAGTTTATTATCATCTAAGATATTAGAAGGTCAAGCTTCAACATCGATGGCGACAGATCTAAGGAGATACTTAAAAGAACCAAATAAAAGGTTCAGAAGATTAAGAGATTCAGCAGGGAAACTTAAATTAAGTAATCCAGCCAAGAACTATCATCCGGGAAGAGGTGTTTATCGCTCTTCTTATAAAAATGCATTAAGATTGGCTCGAAATGAAACTAATATGGCTTATCGTTCTGCAGACCATTTGCGCATACAAAATATGCCATTTGTAACCGGGGTAACAGTTAACCTTTCCAATGCTCATCCGACTTACGATATATGTGATGAACTTCAAGGCGATTATCCAAGGCAGTTTAATTTTGGTGGTTGGCATCCTAACTGCTTATGTTTTACAACAACTAAAATGCTACCAAAAAAACAGTTCATTGATAATTTAAACGGAAAAGGAATCCCAAATGGAGTGAATACTGTTACAATTCCTGAAAGAGCAAAGACTTATCTTGGTGAGATGAACAGTAAATTAAAAGGCATGAATAATAAGCCTTATTTCTTACTTGACAATTTCAAGCTGACGAATGGAAAATATGTTTTAAAGACCGTGTCCGGAGCAATTCGAGGTTTAAATGCACCTAAAAGTAAAATACCTAAAATTACACCTGTAAGCCCTCCAATTAAAAAAGACGAGTTCTTTGTTGCGAGAAGCATAGCAGACGCAGAGTTGTACGCAAAAGCCGAAAGGTTGGCATATAGCGTGAGTTATAAAGGGTTAAAAGTAGAAACTGCCAACGCAGTCAATAAATCGTTGTTAGTTCTTAAAAAAGAGCATAATATTACTTACGGATCTATTCAGTCTAAATATATGGGAACATCATCGATGATGGCAAATGTATCAATGATAACTCAAGCTTTTGGAGGTCAAAAAAGAATTATAAAACAATCCTTGCATATTAACACGCATTTCAAAGATACATTCAATGAAGTTATTAAGAAAAATAGCAAGTCGAACTTCTTTGTGGCTAAAACAATGGAAGATTTAACAAATCACGAAATCGGTCATTTACTGACCACAGATAAAACCTTAAATCTTTCTAAAAAGTTAAATAAATACAAAATAAAAGTGAGTGCTTATTCTAAAGTTTCATTGGATGAGAACTTAGCCGAAATTTATGCTTTATACAAACAAGGAAATGCGAGTCCTGAAATGATTAAGTTATTTAATGAGTACAGTAGAATTAAAATAAAATAAAAAAGATATGCCTATAAATTTAACCTGTATGTTTTGTAAACATCACGAATCGGAAGATAAATGTAAAGCCTTTGATGAGATACCAATTGAAATCATGACCGGGGAACTAAAACATGACAAAGTTTTAAAAAATCAAAAAGGGAAATTTGTATTTATAAATGACTTTGAATGAAATCCATAAGCGAAACCATATTTAATATTAGAATCCAAACTGTAGAAAACTATAAAAAACACGTTTGCGATAATAATATAAAGCAACCCAGCTCTCTCCGTAAAAAGAGAAGAGTATTTATTGAATGGTACTTGAAGGAACACTCAACAACGGATATTGAAACTAATATTTTAGATTTGAGCAAGTATTATTTATATATTTCTGTCCGAACAATCGAGAACTTATTATTTGCAAATGAAGAGACACCAAAACCTTACTGATGCGAGATCTATTTTTATAAAAAAATATTTCAAAAAGCGAAAAAAAGAGGAGCCTTTAATATCAATAAAGGAAATCAGTCACGAACTTGCGGATTGGTTTTTATTCATAACTCCCCGGTCCATTCAAAAATTTTACTATAAAAAATAAACTGAAACTACGGAAATACATCGATTTTTAAGGGTTAAAATTTTTAACTCATGTTTACATTTGATAAAATGTCTAACAATAAATATTTAAAAAATGGATGAATTATTAGTATTACTCAAAGCGGCACTGATTAAGTCAGGACTAAAAGAGGAATCAGATGAGTTTAAAAACGCAATTAAGCTGAGTCATTTCGAGGGGATTAAAAACCAACTTGAACTGAAACTGCCGACTACATTAGAAGACGCTCTTAAGATTCCGGGATTCCAAAGTCAACTTGACAAAAGAATAACAGATGCAACAATTACAAGAGAGAATAATCTAAAAGAAAAATGGGATTTTGTTGAAAAGGGAAAAGCACCGGTTATTGAAACTGAGGATCAAAAAAGATTAAGATTGATTGAAGAATCGCAAAAAAAAGAAGCCGATCTTAAAATATTGATTGCTAAAGAAACTGATGCAAAAAATTTACTTTCTGAAAAGAAAATACCTGTTGATTTTATCAAGCACTTTGATTTTAATTCTGAGGTTGAATTAGCCGAACAGCTAAAAGGTGTCGAAAGCACTTACACCACAATTAAGCAAGGTATCATTAATGAAAAAGTAGTCACTAAACTTCCTACAGGAGGTGGAGAAGGGGGTAAAGTTACAGCCGAAGAAGCGAAAGCTATTGTAGACAGGATGTAAAAACAATTAATTATTAATTAAAACTTTTAAAAATGGCACAAGCTAATTTAAATAGTTCTTCTCAAGTAGATACAAGTAATGACTCTATTGTTATTATGAGTAATCTTGAGACAATCCCTGGAGGTCGTACTTTAGATGTTACAGGTTTTGGAGATGCAGTGATTCAGGCAGGTCACGTAATCATAGAAGAAACTGCCACAGGAGAGTTAAAACCTCTACCTGTTACAAACACACTACCAGCAGACCATACGTATAAAGGTATTTTGGTGGCAACAATATTAACTGACAAGCCTTTCGCTGCAGTTATGGTAAGAGGAACTGTTAATACTGTGGCAACCATTTATGGAATTGCAGCAGCCGTTGTAACAGCTTTAAGTTTAATTCGATTCACACAAGACTAATATCTTAAGTTATGGACAAATCATTATTTCAAGAATACGTAGCTAAGTGGTTCGGAGCAATCATAGGGCAAATTACAGAAACAATTAACGGAACTGAAGAGGTAAGAACTTATTTTTATAAGACCTTCCTAAAACCAAGTGAAACCATTGATTTATCATGGAGTTCATTAGAAAGCAACGGAACTATCGTTGCAGTAGATGTTGTAGCAATGGACTCAACACTTCCTTTGAAAAAAAGAGATTCAATTAGTAAAGCATCCGGGTTTATTCCGAAGATGGGTTCTAAGATGGCTCTTAATGAAAAACAACTGAGTGATTTAAAGATTTTAGAGATGAAGGGCGATAAAGAAGCGTCTTTGGTTGTGAAATTATTTGAAGATACTAAGAAGTTAGTAACAGGAGTTGCAGAGCGATTAGAATTTATGTTCTTAGAAGCATTATCAACAGGGATTACTGCTGTAGATGACGCAACTAATATTGGAACAGGAATCAGAGTCGACTTTGGTGTTCCTGCAGGGAATAAATATGGTGCATCTGCTCCTTGGAGTGACGCAGCCGGTTCGAAACCGATAGATGATATTGATAGAGTTATCGATTACGCTAATGGCAGAGGTCATGTGGTTACACATATCTTCATGGATAAATCTACCATCGCAAACTTCCGAAAAAGTACTCAAGTTAAGGAACAATATGCTTCTTTCTTAAGCTTTGTCGGTTCTATAATTCCAATACCTAATCTTAATAAAGTTAACGAGATGTTAGCTGATGAATTTGGGGTTCAAATCATAGAAATAAACAAGTCAATACGCACAGAGAAAAACGGAGTTCAAACTTCTGTTAAACCTTGGGCAGCAGGACAGGTTACTTTTGTGACAACTCTTGATTTAGGTCAGATTGTTTATGGAGAATTAGCAGAGGCTTCAAGCCCGGTTGATGGTGTTAATTATGAGACTGCGGATAACTATATTTTAGTTTCTAAATATCGTAAAAACGACCCATTACAGGAGTTTACAAGTGTTCAAGCATTGGTTTTACCTGTTCTTCAAAATACAGGCGCAATTTATATGTTAGATACAACTGAAGCGATAGTTATAGCAGCCGGAGAGGTTGAAGATACGAATATCACTTTATGGGAGAATGTATTAGTTAAAGCGACAGTAATTACGCATTACAATACTATCACAGAAACTGATATTGGAACACCTACTGACCCTGAATTAATCGCAGCGATTAATGTATTGTCAGATGAAGATGAAGATGCTTTAAAAGCACTTTTAGGACTTTAATTTATAATTAAATGACAAATTTAGAGGTCATACAAATAAAACCTACTTTTCAATCTCTTTCACAAGAGTTGATTAAAAAAGTATTAGAAATCCGCTCATTGAATTGGGCGGATCTCTATGCGGTAAGTTCTTTGCAAAATATCGAATTAACGACAGCAGATTTATATATTGAATTGTTAACAGTTCCAGCGTTTAAAGAAGGTTCACTTTCTATTGATTATGATGCATCTCAGCTTTTAAAAATGGCTAAGATTATTTATAAAAAATATAGTGATCCGAAATTGGATGAATTGAACGGAACTAATGACACTATTGAAGCGATAAAATTATGGTAAGATATCCTCACTCGGCAGTTATTGTTATCCAAAATGAAACGAAAGATGCAGATGGCAACTTTGTTACAAACCCGGTGGAGCATAATATCGAGGGAAGATTCGAACCAAAATCGCAAAATTCAACATTAGATTATGCTGGTAAATTCTATTGTAAAAATCTTGATTTCGAGCCTTTCGCATTGGAAGGTAAAAAATTAAATTACAGTGGAATTGTATTTGAGATTTATCAGTTCCAAAATTATCAAATGCATTGTGAGTTATGGCTAAAATAGGAGGTCTTGCTTCATTATTTAACCGGGCTCAAGTTGAAAAGATACTTGATGAATTTCAAGAGGATATCAATGAAAAAATAGTCTCATCATTGGAATATATGGGGGAGTTATTTGTAAACAGTGCAAGATTGAAAGGGAACTACACCGACAGGACAGGAAACTTAAGAAGTTCTATTGGGTATATTATCTTATTTGATGGTAAAATACTCAAAAGGAATTTTTCAAAAGCAGGGAAAGGAAAAGGAAGTGAAGGTGTAAAGAAAGGAGCTGATGTTGCGAGGCAAGTCGCAGGGAATTATCCGAAAGGATATGTTTTGATTGGTGTCGCTGGTATGGAATACGCTTATTATGTTGAAAGTCGGCATAATTTGGATGTAATTTCAGGTTCAATTCCTGAAGATGATTTTTTAAAATCAATATTAGATGAAGTCGAGTTTTAAAATAGAAGATATATTATACAAAGCATTAAATGTCCCGGCTATCACTGACCTGATTTCAGGAGAAGTTTTAAAAGGAGATGTTCCGGCATCAAGCCAAAAGGATGACATAGTAATTGCAGTTTTAACGAATGGCAATGAGTATGTTCAGAGTGGCTTTGTAAATGTTAACTTCTTTGCGAGACAAATAGCAGAAGGAAAACCTGATGGCTTAAAATTAGGAGCTGTCACAACTGCATTATTTGGAGCGCTGGATAATAAACAGATTGAAGAGGTATTGTTTGATGTAGAATCACAAACAGGCGCACATAAAGACAATGAACCCGGTAGAGATGGGTTTTATTTTACGAATCTAAAAATTAAATTTAACACACTTTAAAATGAGCAAAAATAATAATATTTTAGGAGTTAGTAAGTTCGAACTTGGTGCTATCGGTGATGGTATTATGGGAGCTGCATTAACTGAATTCACTGATATTGAGGTAAACTCAATTGTCATTGATGGAGAACAGGCAACTGAGGAAACTATCCCAACGGAAGCAGACCCAGCATACTTGACTGTAAACGCAGAGCAAACACCTGCGAAATTGAAAGTTAGATTATTTGGAGTTGCACTTTCGGATTATCCGATGTTAATGGGAGGTACTTTTACAACCGACCACTGGGATGCACCGAAAAGTAAACCAAATATTTACTTATCAGGAAAACTAACAGGTCTTCCTGTTGGAACTAATCAAAGAACCATCGAAATTCCTTATGGAAAAGTAAATGCAAGAGTCCAGGGTAATCTTACCAAAAATGGACTTCCTGCTATCGATTTAGAAATAACAGCGAACACTCCAATCTCTGCATTAGCGGTTGAAGGCGCACCTTACACAATTACAGATGTAGCAGTGTAATTGATGTTCTTTTTTAAATAGGGGAAAGGGGATGCTTATTGGTATCCCTTTTTTTATTAAATTTGCTTTATGGAAAAAAAGATTCAAAGTAAAGAAGAACTAATCAGAGCGTTTATTGAAGAGCCGAGTAATTATGATATTACTGTTTCAGATAATACAATGCTTCCTGATAAAATGAAAGATAAAAAGTCCGTTTCCTTCAACTTAAAACCTCCAACGTTAGCTGTACTCGCTAAATGCTCTATTGTATTAAATAGAATACCTGACAGCTTAAAAACAGAAGGTAAAGAAGTGGATGTTTCGGATGCTATTAATTACGTTACAGAAATGGCAGAGGTTTTCAGTATCCTTTCTCATGGTAAAGTAACTCCTTTTCCTGATTGGTATGTTCCGTTCATTGTGAACAATGTAAATCCAAGAGAATTATTTAATTTATTCAAAGAAGCAGCCTTAAAAACGCAATCAACTTTTTTTTTGAACTCTATCCAAATTGCAGGAGCAGCAAATCCGATGACGATGATTCCGGGGACTCCGATTCAATAGAAGAAGATGAGGGTTTTAATCCTTATAAACTCGTTGGAGGTATTTGCAACCATTATCATTTTACTTGGGACTTTGTGTTGCACGAAATCTCTTATCAAAATTTAATCATGTTGGCCGCTTCCGTTCCGAAGGTAAAAAGCAGAAAAGAAAAAGAAAAAGAGGAAAAGAAGAGCGAGTTTGTTTCAGGAGAATATA